CTGAGTGGGAAGAATTGAAATCACAACTAATTATTCAACTAATGGATATGAAAGAGATTAAGTTATTTAATGCGGTTGATAATAACTATTTAGAGTATATGTGTTTTGTTATTTGTAAGAGAATAGTTGCTGGCGGAGTTAAAGGCTCAGGTATGTTTTATCTTAATAAAAATCACTTATCACTACAAGAAGGTTATGGCGCTGATGTAACAACAGAAGATGTAGAAGAAAGTGATTACATAGACCAGATAGAACAAATAGTCAATTCAGTTCATTGGTATGATAGAACACTTTTTAACTATCATTATCGTAGTGGTTATAAATTAAGAGAAATAGCCGAGATGACTGGCATCAATCTTAAAAGTATTGCTTACACGATTAAAAAGACAAGAGATAAAATAAAAAAAGAATTAAATGATGATAGAAGAATTAATTAGTATATGGCTTGTAAGTTGGTTTATAACCCGTTTTGAGCCACTACAAATGATTTTAGAACTACTGCCTAACAAGTTGTTGTATAACTTATTTAAGTTGCTTATAACCTGTCTAAAATGTGTCTCGTTCTGGATTACACTAATCTATACAGGTAATATTGTATTAGCATCAGGTATGGCTTTTATAAGTTTCTTTTATGATAAGTTTATAGGACCAATAGAAAGAAAGGTAAGATTATGAAAAAGTGTTGTAAGTGTAATTTAGATTATGATAAAGATAATAAAGAAAAAAGATATGAGTATCAAAAGAACTATATCAATATGAATAAGGAAAAAGTTAATGAACGAGCAAAATTATACTATCATAAAAACAAAGAAAAGATTAAGTTAAAAAACAAAGAAGGCAATATTATCAGGACGATGAAGTGGCGTAAAAAAAACTCCGAAGAATACAAAGCATATCAAAAAGCATATAGAGAAAAAAAGAAATTAGAAAAGAATGTTTGAGAAGACACATAAAGTAGAAGACCCTACAAATGAATACGGAGCACAAATAGTAGAGATGCTACACGATATAAAGATTAAATTAATTAAGTATGAAGATAATGAAGATATCTCTACTAACTTATTCAATATGTTAAAGATATTCTTCAATGATGTTATCATTAAAGATTTAATTGAAAGTATCTATCCAGAGAACAAAGTTAAACAACTGATGAGACAACATGTTATAGATGAAATATTAAAGAAAAAGTAAAAACTTTATATTAAAATAAGAATAAAAGAGATATGACATACGATAAAGAAGACCAAATAGAAATACTAAGATTATTTAAGGTAGGCAATGCTTCAAAGACAGACATGGACTCAATCTATAATTTGTTGAGAAAGTATGTTAGACCTAATGCGGCAATGTATATTCTTAATTGTAATTGTCAGCAATCAATTTCTGCTTACTATCAAGCACTATGTCAGTGGTATTCAGAAAATACAGAAAAATTTAATTATTAAAATGGGAGCACATCCACCAATCAACAAACCAACCGCTAAAAGTAAAAAAGTTTATTGCTATAAAGACAATCAGTTAGTAGCCACATATGATGGCTTAATGATTGCTTCAAGAGCAACAGGAGTAAAAGTTCAGAACATATTCAAAACTTGTAACGGTTATAAAAGCACACTAAATGGCTATACATTTAGTTATACAGAACTATGATAAAAAACAAAAAGAAATACTTATCTAACAAAGAACTTTATATGGAGATAATCTATAGTAAGGCAAAAGGCAGACTGACACCTAAAGCAGCAGAAATGTTAATGATATTAGGTAAGAATGTTATTAAGAAGATGTATTACAGAGATCCTGACGATAAGAAAGACTGCTTACAAGAAGCAATGTTATCTTGTTTTAGATTCTGGTATAATTTCGACGAACAGAAAGGTGATAACGCTTTTAGTTATTATACAGAAATTATAAAAAGAGGTCTTGCTAAATCTTGGAACGATATGTATAAAACAAAAGGTGCTGATGTAGATATTATCAGTTTCAGTGCTTATGATTCAGACGGAAAGACCTATGATAGGTTCTAAAAAAATAAAGAAGAATATGAAACAAACAAAACTAATGTTAGGTGATAATATGGAAAGCCTTAAAAAACTACCAGACAATTCTATTGATAGTATCGTCACAGATCCGCCATATGGTTTATCTTTTATGGGTAAGAAGTGGGATTATGATGTGCCTTCTGTTGAGTTCTGGAAAGAAGTATATCGTGTTCTTAAACCAGGAGGACATATCTTATCATTCGGAGGAACAAGAACATATCACAGAATGGTTGTGAATATAGAAGATGCTGGTTTTGAGATTAGAGACCAAGTGATGTGGTTGTATGGTTCAGGTTTTCCGAAAAGTCATAACATCGGTAAGGCTGTTGATAAGATTGAAGGGAATGAGAGAGAGGTTGTTGGTGAGAGATTAGTTCTTGATATGACTGGTGGTAACTACAAAAATACTTTTGATAAAACAGACAAGCAATTTGATATAACAAAAGGTCAATCTAAATATGAAGGTTGGGGAACTGCTCTTAAACCAGCAAATGAACCTATCTGTGTTGCTCGTAAGCCTTTAAGTGAAAAGACAATTGCTGAGAATGTTATTAAGTGGGGAACTGGTGGTATAAATATAGAAGGATGCCGAGTTGGAACCGAACCTATATCACACGGAACAAGTAAGGCGGATATAAGAGGTGGAAGTTTAGATGGTTCTATATCAAGCACAAGACCAAGATTACAAGTTGAAGAGGTGATTACAGAAGGAAGATTTCCAGCCAACATCATACTCGATGAGACTGCTGCTGAACTTCTTGACGAACAAAGTGGTATAACATCAGTCACTGGTAAAAGGTCAGAAAAAAGTATTGCTAATTGTATTGAAGCAAGAAAGAATAATAAAGGCAATTCACAATGTGATGTTGGTGGTAATATAAAAAAGATTACTGAGTATGCTAATGATAAAGGCGGAGCCTCTCGTTTCTTTTATGTTGCGAAGGTAAGTAAGAAGGAGAGAAATCTTGGATTAGATTCATTTGAAGACAAGATTATTGAAGGTAGAGATGAAGGTCAAGATGAGAGAAGTGTAGCCTATAAGAAAAGACCTTCACCAACAAAGAACACACACCCTACACTTAAACCAATCAACCTTATGACTTACTTATGTCGTTTAGTAACACCAGAAGGTGGTATCGTCTTAGACCCGTTTATGGGTTCGGGTTCAACTGGTATAGCAGCAAGACTTGAAGGCTTCAGATTCTTAGGTATGGAGCAAGACAAATCCTATTTTGAAATAGCACAAGCCAGGATAGAAAACTACGAAAAATATAGAGACTTACTAAAAAAGTAAATTTAACTACTAATATGAACTTACAAGAAAAATTAGAATTATTTAAGAACAAAGGATTTAGATATGAGCCAGAAACTGGTTGTATTTACTCTCATAAAAATAAAATAGTAGCAGGTAAGACAGGTTCTGGTTATGTATGCTGTGGTATAAATATAAATGGTAAAATAATAAAAATAGGCGGGCATCAATTAGCGTGGTATTTATCACATAATGAATTACCAAATGTTATAGACCATATAGATAAAAATAGGTCAAATAACAAACTAAATAACCTGAGAAATATAACTCATCAAAAAAATAGTTTTAATACATCAGCAAAAGGTTATTCATATAATAAAAGAGATAAAAAGTATGAGGTCAAAATATGTATTGATGGTAATTTACTATTTCTTGGCTATTTTTTAGATGAAGATGAGGCAAGAAAAGCATATTTAAATGCTAAAAGTAAATATCATATTATATAATATACAAAAAAGCGTCACGGATTTCTGTATAATAAATCGTGGCGCTCAAAAATCAACTTTGAAAATATGGCAAGAGAGAATAAAAAGAAATATGATAGAGAATACTTAGTTGCTAAGATAGCAATGATGCGTATTAAAGGTAAATCTACACACACTATATTAGAATTCTTAATGGAAACTATTGGTATGTCTCGTAAGATTGCCTACGAAATTCTACAAGCAGCACAAACTTACATTATGGAACAAACTAATGAAGATACGAAAGTTGCTTTTGCTGAGGCTATACACAGATTAGAAACACTTTATGAAGAAGGTGATAACAAAGTCAAACTTGATGTTATAAAAGAGTTAAGTAAGTTAAGAGGTTTGTATGCTGCTGCGAAAGTAGATATAACATCTGCTGGTGAAGCCATCACAGAGATAAAATTGATACAGGTTAATAAAAAAGATGAGTAAATCATTAGAACTACAACATACACCGGTCTTTACAAAGAACTTTGATGCCTTAAATGATGAGAAAGTAAGATTTATAATCAATCAAGGTGGCTCTCGTTCATCTAAAACATATTCACTATGTCAGATGATGATAGTTTATTGTTTAACAACACCTGGTAAGATGGTCTCTATTGTAAGAAAGACATTTCCTATTCTACGAGGCACGGTGATGAGAGATTTTATAGAAGTAATGCGTGAGTTAGACCTTTATGAAGAGAAAAATCACCATAAGACAGAACAAATCTATCATTTTCCTAATGGCTCACAGATAGAATTCTTTGCTGCTGATAACGAACAAAAGTTAAGAGGTAGAAAAAGAGATGTGCTATGGGTTAATGAAAGTAATGAACTAAACTTTGAAGAATTCACTCAGTTAAATATGAGAACTGCTGATAAGTTAATCTTTGACTTTAATCCATCAGAAAACTTTCACTGGTTATACGACTTAATATCAAGACCAGAAGCAATACTAATTCACTCAACCTATCGTGATAATCCTTTTCTACCTGAATCACAAGTAAAAGAAATAGAAAATCTTATTATGTATGACGAAAGTTATTATAAGATTTATGCCTTAGGTGAAAAAGGCACAGGTAAAACTACAATCTATACTCACTGGAAACATTACGAGCATCTGCCAGAGATTAAAGAAACATATTATGGTCTTGACTTTGGTTTCAATCACCCCACCGCTCTAATAGAAGTAAATATAATAGACAACACTTGTTATGTTAAAGAGATTATATACAAAGAAGGTTTAACATCAACAGACCTCATCAAAATGATGGATGAATTACAGATATCAAAGAAGAAAGAAATTGCTTGTGATACGGCGAGACCTGAAATTATAGAAGATTTAAGAAGAAAAGGTTATAATGCGAAATCCGCCATTAAAGATGTTAAAGATGGTATAGATTCAGTAAAGTCATCAGGTTTATTGATACACAAAGAAAGTATTAACATCTTAAAAGAAGTTTCATCATATAAA